AGTAATATTAGTGGTACTATTTTAATAACTGGTACGTTATCTAAAACATTAGATGATTTTACTTCTAGTATCTCAGGTGCTCTTGGTCAAAATGTTTCTGGAACTATATCGGTTACTACAGAGGATAATACTTCAACTATAACTGGAAGTACCGCAGTTACTGGTACTATTACCGTTACAGTTACTTTAGCTGACGCAACCTTAGATGGTACTACTACGGTTCTAGGAACTATTACACAACAAATGGAAAACTTTACTTCCTCTATATATGGTTTTACAGGAGCAGTAGGTATACAAGCGAGACTTAGAACTCTACTTGGAATGGGAACATAAAAATGATAAATAAGAATTACTGGGCTTCTGGAGAATGGAATCTCATCTGTGATAGTTGTGGAAAGAAAATGAAATCTTCTAATGCTAAACACAGATGGGATGGTTTTGTTGTTTGTAATAACTGTTTTGAACATAGACATCCACAGGACTTTGTAAAACCAAAGATAGATAAAATAGTTGTACCATTCACTAGACCAAGACCAGATGAAGTCTTTGTTGAAATTACATGTACAGTAAACACACTGACATGTACTCCTGCGGGAGCATCTGGTAATGCAGACTATGGTGTTGCTGATTGTTTAAGGGCTGATGAAAACAGCTATCATGATTTTTATTATATTAATCCACTTGAAATAGGACCATAAATGAATACAATTTTTTATCCTGGAACTGTCGTTACATCAGAATGGTTAAACGACTTAAATAAATTAAATTATACTGTATTTGATAATCCATCAAATATTAGTGATGTAATAACACAATTAATAAGTGAGGGTATATTATCCTCTATAAATGAACCCGGAACCGGGGGTGGTGGTGGCGGTACTGTGTCAGCAAGTGCTACTTTTGATACATATACTATAATTGCTATTGGGGGTGAGACTTTAATACCATTACCTTTTTCATACACATTAAATGGTAAAACTTTATTTGTATACATCAATGGATTACTACAATACCCATCGACACACTATACAGAAACTTCTGTAAGTAGTGTTACCTTTACAGAAGCTTTAGTTGCAGGAGATGTTGTTAGATTTGTAGGTAATGTTGTAAGCAGTGCTTATATACCAGAACAAGCAGCACTTGCTGCTATTTATGCTTTAACTCCCGCTGCTAATAAATTCATATATTTTACAGATGGTACTACAGCCGCTTTAGGGGATATTACTTCTTTTGCTAGGACATTATTAGATGATGCTGATGCTGCTTCCGCAAGAACAACTTTAGGTATCTCATCTGCAATATCAACAGAAGTAGCAACACAAAGTATAGGTATAGATCAAAATTGGATAGATGTAAAAGCATCTAGAACTACTAATACTAGTTATCAAAATACAACAGGTAAACCAATAGCAGTGGCGGTTTCCTATTCTGGTGATGCGTATCGGTACATGAAAGTATCCACGGATAACATTACGTGGGTAGTGGTAAGCGAAAGCCTAGATTTTTCCGAGTTTAGTTCTCATACAACGATTGTCCCTGCTGGGCATTATTACAAATTTGAAGCATCCGGTGGTGCTGTTATCCATTGGGCAGAATTGAGGTAAATCATGGCTGAACAACGCATTAAATCTAACCAGATCGCCATCCGATCTTCCGCGCTGACCTCTTCCTCAGCTTCGATTGCGTGGGATATGGCGCTAGGCGACAACTTCACTCACACGTTCACGGAAGACACAACATTAGCAAATCCGACAAACAAGACAATTGGAAAGAGTGGATTTATCTTCCTAACTCAGCACGCATCCAGCCCTAAGACACTCGCGTTTGGGACAGAGTTTGTTGGGCCTAGCGGAACCCTTCCTACAATTACAGCAACCAATTCAGCAATTGATGTGCTGCAATACGTTGTCTTGCCTTCTGGTGATGTACTACTTACCTCGGCTCCGGCGGTAGCATGAGTGCTATTCATGCACCGATGTTTACAGGTGGAGACCCATACTGGGGTAATGTTATTTTACTAATGAACATGAATGTTGATTTGAATGATGCAAAAGGCCATACAGTAACTAACTCAGGTGGGGTATCTATCAATGGGACTGAAAAAGCAGCTGCTTTTAGTGGATCAAACTATTTATATGTAGATCATGCTGATTTTGCATTGTCCAATCAAGACTACACGGTTGAGTTTCTTTTTAAACTTAATAGTATAAGTAATTCAAAATATGCCTTTGCAAACACTTCTTCAGCTTATATCTGGTTAGGGCCTACATTAGGTAGTTCCCCATCTGGGACTATTGATGCTTATATACACAGCAACACAACAACGGATCAAAATATCAATATAGATACTTATTATCATGTTTGTTGGGTAAGAAGCGGATCAGTAGCTAAATATTTCTTTAATGGGGTAAAAGTTGGGGATTTTCCTAGTCTATACTCGTTAGGAGGCCAAAAGTTCGAGATTGGTAACACACCTACTATTACTGGTGGTGGAAGTAATGGAATAGATGGGTTTATAAAGCATTTACGCATTACAAAAGGGATAGCTAGGTATATGACAAATTTTACTCCACCAACAGCACCTTTCCCAACATCATGACCAAATAAGGAGAACATGGTGAGAATGCCAGACATCGACAAACAAGGACATTTTTGGGCAGGTAATACAATAACTTTTATTATTGCTCTTAGTACTTCCTATATCATTCTTGGGTTATTTGGTGGTATAATAGGAGGGTGGTTAAGAGAATATTTAGGTAATAATGATAAAATGGATTTTAAGTATACCGTATTAGGAAGTATAACAGCTTCTTTATTCTTATTTATAAGAAAGTTAATATATGACAATTACTAGTAGCTATGATTTCTCTACTTCTAGAGATGAGCTAATTAGAGGGGCACTCCGCCTTGCTGGCGGAATAGGTGAGGGAGAGGTCCCTAGAACAGCACAATATACAGAAGCTGCTGAAGCTTTAAATATGTTAGTTAAATCATGGCAAGTTGATGGAATGCCTCTCTGGGTAATAAGTGAGTATACCTTAGCTCTCGTAGAAGGAACTAATACCTATACGATTTCTAGTCCTAAATTACTAAAAGTAATACAAGCTTGGAATAGAAACACAACATCTAATATTGATATCCCAATGAGAATTATTACTAGGGATGAGTATAATAGATTAGGTAACAAACTTAGTTCTGGTAATCCTATTCAAGTTTTATGTATTCCTAACAGAACAGATACTACTGTTAAGGTATTCCCTACACCAGATGCTAATAGTGAATTATATAATGAAATACATTTAGTATATCAAAAACCATATAGTGATTTTGATTCGAGTACAGATGAACCTGAATTCCCATCAGAATATTTTGAAGCTATTAAATTCAATTTAGCTCATAGACTTTCTCCTGAGTATGGTATGACATTACAAGATAGAAAGCAATTATTACAAGAAGCTATTCTATTGAAAACAGAAGCCCTTGGTTTCGGAAGTGAAGAGGGGAGTTTGTTCTTTGGAGTCACACGTGATTATTAATGAAAAACTCACAGGGTACTCTACTTATGCTGCTTCTGGAGCTTCTATTATTTTAGGTTTTATGAATCAATATGCTGCTGCTCTTGGTATATTAATAGCAATGATTACATTATTTGCTAATCTTTACTTTAAGTGGCAGATATTTAAATTGGCAAAGAAAAATGGCCGTAAACTCTCAGACGAAATTACAGACAGTTGAGGATAGAAAATTAGCTCGTATTCCTTTATATGGTAATACATTTACCAGAGATGGTACACTAGCTAAAGATCAAAGATATATTAATTGTTTTCCAGAAACAACTAAAAATACTATTACAGACTTAAAGAAATTCTTTTTAGTTAAAAGACCTGGAACAATACTTGATACAACTATAGTTGCTGGAGAAGCACGAGGATTGTTCTATTGGAATGATCATATGTATACCATTATAGATGATGTTTTATATGAAGATAGTATTAGTATTTTTACTCTCCAAACTGATTCCGGTCCTTGTGGGTTTTTAACTGCTCTTAATCCAACAGAGGTTTTATTCTTCTGTGATGGTATTAATGGTTATGTTATTAATCAAGATTCCACTGTAGAGAACGTAGAGAAAGCTCATTTAAGGTGGGCTGCTTCTACTATTGTAGAACTAGGAGATAAACGAATTCCAACTACTAATAATGGATATTATTATACTGTATCTGTTGCAGGAAAGACCCATAGTTCTGAACCTACTTGGCCTACTACTATTGGAAATACAGTTACTGATGGAGATGTTACATGGGTATGTACAGCAGTATATGATGGAGCTACTAAATGGCAAGCCTCTACCCCTATAGCTGTTGATGATTTAGTAACCCCCGTTACTGAGAATAGTTTATACTATAAAGTAACAGTTAGTGATGGTACTACTGGAAGTACGGAGCCTACTTGGCCTACAGTAATTGGTGAAACTGTTACTGCTGGTGGTATTACATATGAATGTATGGGATATTATGGTGGTTTTCCTAGTCCTCATATACCAACACCTGTCTCTTTAGATGGATATTTATGTCTTGCTGAAAAAGATAGTATTGATATGTATAATAGTGCAACAATTAATTTATTTAGTTGGAACCCACTTGATTATATATCTGCTGAGAGTTTTAGTGATCCTATAAAAGCACTTGCTAGACAGAACAATTATATTGTAGCCTTTGGTGAAACAAACACAGAGATGTTTTATGATGCTGCTGTAGAAACAGGAAGTCCTTTTTTAAGAAATGAAAGCTTTATGCTACAGGTTGGTATCCTTGCTCCTAATGCTATTATGCAAACAGAGAAACTTTGTATGTGGGTAGGTAAATCAGATGCAGGAAAAAGTGCTGTTTGGATGTTAGACGGATTTTCTCCAAAAGAAATATCCACTGAATATCTAGAAAAGGTCTTAGAGAATGAGACTGATTGGGATAATATATATGGTTTTGGTTTAAGGGTAGCTGGACACTTTTTCTTTGTTTTAAACTTACCCACAGAAAATGTTACTTTTGTATATGATATGGAAGAAAACATGTGGCATGAATGGCAATACAATGGGGGTGTTTTTCCTTTTAATAGGTTTACAAATGATGGAACAGGCAAGATTTTATTACTTCATAATACCCTTGGTAATTTATATGAATTAAATAAAACTATCTATTCTGATTACGATGCTGATATGACTGTTACTATTATTACTACTAAATATGATTTTGATAATAATAAAAGAAAATTCTTCCACAAGACTGAAATTGTTGGTGACTTAGTAGATAGTAATATATCCTTATATTGGTCTGATGACGATTATACTACTTGGTCTAATGAAAAAGTATTAAGTTTATTAGAAAGACCATACTTTATGAGATGTGGATTATCAAGACGAAGAGCTTTTAAACTAATCCATACAGCAAATACACATCTTAGATTAGAGTTCTTAGAAGTAATTTATACACAAGGTAATACATAATGGCTATTGTTACTCTCCCCCCAGCACCTTCTGGAGATAAAGATTTTACATCCTCTTGGAATAGTTGGCTTGTAGAGGTAAAAAGAAAATTAGCAAACACAAATCAAACGCATAATGCTTTAGCATCTATCCAAGGTGGTATACCAAATCAGTATTATCATATAACTTCCGCACAAGCATCTGCTCTTTCTAGTGGTTTTTCTGGTACTATTGTTACAGCTAAAATCACCCCTGGTGGATCGAATGGTAGTATGACTTTTACTAATGGTATTCTTACATCACAGACGGCAGCAACATGACTGTTTATTATATGGCTGAGAGCCTCCCAGAAGCCCTACAATCGCTTCTAATTGAGGAGGATGAGGTAAACCCTCAAGACACAGTTCCAGAGGATAAAAACGAATGGATTTCCATCTTTGAGAACTTAGTTCATACAGGTAGATTATTAATCTTCTATGAAAACAATGTAGCTATTTTGTTACGAAGACAAACAGCTTGGGTGGGTATAATTGATACAAAGGTCGGTCATGCTGCATCAACAAAGGATGTTATTAAGACTTATAAAAACTTTGTTGCTTGGGCTAAAGAACATTCGGGATATATGAAATTAGAAACCAGAACTCCTTTTGAAAAATATGGAAGAGTTATGGCTAAGGCTACAGGAGCTATACTTGAGGGAACACGACGTTGTTCCTATTTAACAAAGGAGAATAAAATGGTTGATGAATATGAATATGGTGTTGTGCTGAGGGAAGAATTATGCCTGTAGTCGCAATTATTGGTGCCTCTATTGGAGCAGAGATTGGTGCTGGACTAATTGGTGGGATGATGGGTAGCGTCATTGGTGGTGCTATCGGTGGTGGACTTGGTGGCGGTTTAGGTTCTGTTGTAATGGGAGGTAGTTTCTCTGATGGATTTAAATCAGGAGCTATTGGTGGGGCATTAGGTGGGGGTATATCTGGATACTTTGGAGCTGGAGCAAGTGCAGCAGAATTTGCTGCTGCTGATGCTGCTCAATTAGCACAACAAGGATTAAGTTCCGCACAGATTGCAGAGACTCTTGGTTACTCTGGATTAGGTTCGGGAGAGATAGCAACAGCATTAGAATCTATTGGAATGGATGCAGCTACAGCTTCTAGTTATGGAGATTATGGTCTTCAACAATATGAGATGGGTGGTATATCTGGTCCAACCGATTTAAGTTCCATAGGACAAGGGCAAAGTATTGGAATGGATGGTCAACCCTTTGATATGGGAAACAACCCTCTTTCCTCTTCTGCAACTACAGATGGATCATTGAATAACTGGTTTACAAATAATGATCCTATGGGATTAGAAGGAACCAATACACCCGGTATGTCTCCCCAAGGACAGACAGGAACAAGTTTATCTGATATACCTAGTACTCCTCAAGTTTCTAGTGGACCAACTCAATTAAGTGATATAGGTTCTCAGTCTTCCATTGAAGGTGTTGGAAGTGCTCCTACAGCAACTGCTAATCCTCAAGTAGCTAATACAAGTACACGCTCTTTAAGTGATATGTTTAAAGGATCAATGAGCAAATTAATGCCTACTGATCCTAAGCAACAAATGCAACTTGGTATGGCTGGTATGCAAACTGTACAGGATTATATGAATGCTCAAAAGCTCCAAGAACAAGCTGATGCTGCTAACCAACCTTATAAACAGTACATGGATACTATTAATAATCCTGATAAATATTGGGATCAATATCTTGCTGATGGAGGTAGTGATAGTATAAATAAAGCTTCTAGAAGCTATGCAAAGACTGGAAGAACTGGTATACTCCCATCATTATATACACAACAAAGACAGGACTTTATGCAAAAAACATTACCTGGGATGAGACAAGGATTACAGGGAGCAGGAACAATGGCCTCTGCTAATATGCAACAACAGATGTATCCTATGGCAATGAGACAACGTGGTTCTAGTTATATTCCACAAGTATTATCTAGCATGTACTATAAAGGAGGCAAATAATGCCTGGTGCTGATTTAAGTTATTTATTCCAAAACCAACCCCCTGCCGGTATGATGGCCGGTTGGGGCCAAGGTCGTGCTGATGCACAGGCTGAGTCTGAATTAGAGAAAGCTATGGTTGCTAATCAACAGTCTAAATTTAATTTAGATAGAAGTAAACAAATGCTTCCTGGAGAATTATCTAAGTTAAATGCTGATGCAAGATTAGCTCAACATAATGTTTCTCCAGATATGCTTAAGGCTGACCTCACACAAAAACAAGGTATGGCTAATCAAGCAAAAGCTAAGGGAGAGATAGATATCTCTGCTGTTCCAATTGAACAACAAAAACAAATGATCTCTATGTGGAAACAACAAATGAGTCATCTATATGATCAAGCTATTGCTATGGGTTCTCAAGGACAAGGTGGTGATTCTGCTATGGCTTATTTAGATGAACTAATGGCTAAACAACCTCCTGATAAACAAGCTCAATGGGAAAATCATAGAAGTTGGTTATCTAGTTTATCTCCACAACAACTTGTACAAGAAGCTACTAAAGCTAAACAAGCTCTCTTTGCTACATCTGATGAAGCTATGTTACAAGAAATGAAGAATAAGAGTGCTGAGAAGATAGCTGGTATAAGTGCTAATGCTAGAAGTCAAGGTGATGGTAAAGAGCAAAAATATAGTATTGAGCAGAAAATAACCCAATACACAGAAATGCTAACAGCTATGAAACCTGGTGATCCTCGTAGAAAGACGATTGAAGATGCTATTAAATATTTAGTTTCTCAGAAACAATCTATGGGTGCTTATGACCAATCTTATGACTTACGAACAGGAGATGTTCGTAAACGTGCTCCAGGAAGTGAAGTAGGAACACAACCCTCTGCTCCAAAGAAATGGAATCCACAAACTAAAAAATGGGAATAATATATGGCACAGTATCAAATGCCGGATGGAAATTTATATAATTTTGAAAGTGACGACGAAGCTACTTTAGCTATGGAGTCTTGGCAAAAACAGTTTGGTTCTACATCAGTAGGAGAAGATATTAAATTAGGTCTAGTCAATGCGGCTAGACCTTTTGTACAAGCTGGTTATACAATGACTGGTTTACTTAATACAGATGATATTTCTGTTGTAGATAAAGAAAGACAAGATACCCTTAAAGCTATGGAAACTTGGGCTAATCCAGAAGGAAAAGAGCAATCCTTTGGAGGGAAAGTTGTCGGTATGGCAGCTACATTACCTGCTCAATTAGCTGCGATGCCTTTATCTCCGTTTGATACTGCTCAAACTCTTGCTGATGCTGGAGAAACTACTGGTTCACAAACTACTGGTGCTATATTAGATACCGCTGGTAACGTAGCTGGTTTCGGATTACCTGGAATGATTGGTAAGACTCTTGTTAAGAAAGTAGCATCTGGAGCAGTTATTAATGCTGTTCAGGATACAGCAACAAGAGCAGGTATATCTGTTCAGGCAGAAACAGATAAAGCTAAACAAATCTTTTCTCCTACAATAGAAACAGCAGCCTTAGCTGCTATTCCTGGGGCTGGTATTGCTGGTGCTCACCATTACTTTAGTAAGAGTAAACCAACTGATTCTGTTGATCCTACTAAAGAAGGTGGTGGTACTGATATACCAGATTCTTTTGTTGATAAAGCTAAAAGAACTTCGGATAAACTAGTTGAAGCTGAGTTAAAGGATTTAACTAAGGAACAAAAAGATTTAGATTTTGAAATCAGACAAGCAAAAATGAATAAGAATGAAAAAGAATTTCATGAATTGTCTGTTAAAAAACTAGAAGTTGAAGATAGAATAAAAGAAATAGAAGTAGAAAAAGCTAATAGGGCTATGGATGCTGCCTCTAGAGCAGATGTAGCTGCGGCTAAAGAGAGATATGCTAGTAGAGATTCTACTACTATAACTCATAGACGAGAAGCTAATCCTGGTATTATGGACTTAGCTAAAGAGCTTGGTGTTTCTTATGAGAGAGCAAGGGCTCTTATTGATGAGGATGTTAAGCATCGTGGTCCTGATTCTGGGGAACCTCCTGATTGGAATCAAGTTGGAAAAAGATTAGATCAGATAAATAAAAAGATTGAACCCCTTTCGGAAAGGGTAATTAGTGTTTTAGATACGATTGGTGAACCACATAGGAACGATTCTCTAATTATTAATTTCCTTAAGAAAGCTGAGGAAACTAGTAACAGTGAAAAACAGAGTTCTCCATCCTCTTGGAGTAAAGAACAGATTGATGCCTACGATAGGGGAGATTGGAAAGAGTTTTCTAGACTTCGTGGATATACAAAAGAGGAAATCGCAGCATACGATGAGTTTTTAACTTTATTAAAGCAGGTAGATGAGAAGTATGGAGATAATTTTGCAGAACAACTAGACTATCTTTTAGATCAAACTAAGAAAAAACCACTTTCTAAACAAGACGAACGTCAAACTACTATTGATGCTGAATACGAACCTATTCGTAAGATTGCTTCTGATATAGAAACTCGTGTTACTGAGAAACTTGGTATTGAGAATCTTGATTATGCTTCTGGACAACGTGGTGTAGATAGAACCCTTGCTGATGTGTTAGATTCTATTGCTACTGCTTATGGGTTAAAACAGGGTGTTGATGGTGATATACCAAAGATTACACATAAAGATAATTATGTAGATATTCTTGAAGTTCCTAAGGACTGGCAAGGCAAAGGTCTTGGAACACAACTAGTTAAACAACTAGAACAAGATATCTATAACAATGGAAAAGAGTCTGTATTCCTTATGGCTACTCCTGAATCCAGAGGGTTCTGGGAGAAGATGGGATATAAGAAAGAAAGTGATTTTGCTCCAGAACAGACTGGAGAAAATGTACTTATGTACAAAGATTTAAATGAATCCAGGGTTGATAACTTACCAACGGAGGGGAAAACATTTCCTGATAAAAGAGAAGATATAACTTTAAACAACCAGGTCTTAGGTAAAGTTGAAGGTACTAATTTAAAGATTAGTTCTGTGTTCCCTAAAGAACTTCGTGGATTGTTCTTCAACTTCGTCAAAAAGCTTGGATTTACTAAAGACGATATCTCTATTGTATATGCAACAGAGGTAGGTGGTAAACCTATAGATCGTGCTGGTATAACCATCAAGGATAATAAATTCATAATCTATTATAATGATCTAGCTATTACTAAACAGTTTGATCAGATTATGGAAAGTATGCCTGAGATGCGTATTCTATATTGGAATATTGTTGCAGAAAAGCAACACATCTTTAGACACGCTATGGTTATTGCTCACGAAATGGGACATATCTTCTTCTATAAGATGGCACACTCTTATTGGAATCATCCAATGAAAGTTGCAGAGCTTATTAGAAAGTATGTTAATTTTATGAAAGCTAGACCTGATTTAGCTAAGATGACTAGCTACATTGCTCCTGAACAATTCATGGGTAAGATTAAGTTTGCTGGTGATATTCCAGGTAAAGCTGAAAGATTATTATCCTTTAAAGAATACTGGGCTAACCAAGTTGCTAAAGAGATTCTCTATGCGAACGAAGTTGGTTGGAAGAAAGGTTTTGTAGACGAATCTTTTGAACAAGGAAGTAGACTTGCTGAACTAGGTAAAGAACAAACAACCTTTAAAGACTCTAGTATAAGAGATGAAGAAGGAAATCTAACGGGAGAAACAAGAACTACTGCTACTACTAAAACTAAAGTAGAATCTGAGTATATGGGACGAGCTAAAGAAGGTAATACAAGATACCGTATCTTTGGTGAGCATATGATCAGACTTGCTCGTGGTATGAGAGATTTCCTTGATGATCTTATGGATCAAGTTGGACTTAAAGGTAAGTTTAAACCAGGTAACTTTAGAGAGAATACTTTCATCACTGAAGGATTAATCAAGAGTATTATTAAACGTAATGATCAATTGGATTCTTTAGGTAAAACTGTTTGGGAAGAATTTGATGATAAGGCTATGGGTTATGGTTTCAGAGCAGGACAGACACTTCAGAAAACAATGAAGGATATGTATGGTCTAGATAACTATAGCCAAGGTTATGTTCACTATACTTATAATGTTGTTGGTGGTACATACGAAAGAGTTATTCCCGCTAAGGATATAGATACTTCTATTATTGATAGCTATCCTTCTGTAATGGATGCTGTTGATATTGCTAAATCTAAATTTGGAATGATGAAAGATATCCCTAAAGTATCTGCTTACTTTACCAGACAACTCTTTGGTAAGAATACTAATGCTGGTATCTGGTATGATAATCCAATCATTCAAGCTACTCGGGGTGTAATTAGTAATGCTCAGAGATTAGGTACACAGATACATCATAAGTTATTATATGGTGATACTACTTACGGTAAAAGTTTTGGTCCGTTAGTTACTCTTAATAAGATTATTTCTGGTGATGCTGCTTACTATGTATTAAAGCATACTAAGACTGATGATGTTGTCCATGTTATGGATTACTTAAGAAGTAAGTATGATTTCAATGCACCTGAACCTAAATCTATTACTAATTGGAGAAAGACTAAGGGAGTTAAAGTAACACAACAGATTATTGATGACATTATTGCTGACTATCAGGATATATCAAAGGGAGCTAACTTCACTCCAGAACAGCAGAAGTTCTACGATTCTATGACTAAGATGTGGGCTAACCAATGGGCTGAATTAGCTAATGCTCAGAAGGGTATGAATAAAGCACATGTGCTCCCATACCATAGAGGATGGTATCCTGCTATGCGTTCGGGTAACTTCTTTGTTACCCTACAGATGAATGGTAGATCAGTTTATGCTCAGTATTTTAGAACTAAGGAATTAGGAGAACAGTGGCTTCGTAAGTTTAATTCATTATCTAATAAGAAAGGATTATCTGCTTCTACTGTATTAGACAGACCTCAAGGAGATAGTCCTCAAGCTGGTGTAGAATTAAGTAGACTATACCAACAAGAATTAAGAAATGCTGGATTCCCTGGTGGAGCTTTTGAGATAGAAAATATCTTACAGAGAATGCAAATATTCGGTGGTAAGCTTGGTAAGCATCATGAACATAGATATAACCTTGATGGTTATGCTGGTTCTGAGTTGTTTAAGACCAAAGAAGAATTGGGTAATTCTTGGAAAAGAGCTATTGAAGATTCTGTATCTGAAACAACAAATATTATCAAGAAGATGCAAATCACCCATGATCTTACTCCTATCTTACAGGATGCTAGTCTGAAACAAAGTCATCCTAATACTATCAAAACAGTTGAGATGATGAATGATATGGCTACTAATAAAGTTCATGTCAAGACTAAGGAAATAGATGATTGGATAGATGCTAAGTTCGAGAAGATGTATCTTGAGATAACTAGACCCGTTAGACAGGGATTAAATAAAGCTGGTTTCAAGAGTGTTAATCCTGATTATGTTCCAGATAAATCCGTATTCAAAACTGCTCATGGTAATGCTGGTACATTGTTCTATATCTGGGGTCTTATGAGTAGACCAGCTTTCTGGGCTGGGCAGGCTTTAACTCCTATTACTACGATACCTAGGGTACTACTTCGTGAAGATGGTATGGTTGGTTCTATGATGACTATGGGGAAAGCATGGATGACAATGCTTCATCCTGATAAAGAATTTGCAGAAGCAGTAGCTAAGATAGCTCAAGAGAGGGATACTTTCCATCCACAGTTTATTAATGACTTTAACAAGTTAAGTTGGTTGGATAAGATTATTCCACAGGAAAGAGCTAGACGAATGTTTGAATGGTTTACTGGACAAGCTGAATCTACAATGCTTGATGCCTTCTCTAGATACTGGTCATTCACTACTGCTTGGGAACATAATAAAAAGATGGGCCTAAGTGCGGATGCGTTAATAGAGAAATCTGTTGATATGACTGGAGAGATGGCGGTTCTTTATGGACGTGCTGAGAAAGCTCCTATCTTTGAACAGATGGGTACTGCTGGTGAGATGATGAGTCCATTACAGACATTCTCTCAAGCTCAGTTAGGAAACCTTGTTGCTGATATCCGTAGAGCTAAGAATGAACATAATGTAAAACCATTAGTAGCTACATTCTTAATGACTATGTTGATGGGTGGAGTTATGGGTACTCCTCTAATTGCTGAGTATGAATTCTTTAGAAGAGCACTAGGGCTTGATGAATACTTACCATCTGCAATTGAGTGGGCTTTAGGAGGAGAGGATTTCTCTGATAGAGTTGTTTCTCATGGTGTTGTATCTGCTTCTACTACTGCTGTATCAGAAGAAGGATTTGATGTGGGTTCTAGCTTACGTTGGAATCCTATATTAGCTGGTATTCTTATTGGAGATAGAACATTCCTTGATCTATTCCCTGCTGTTGGTTTTGCTACAGATATTGCTGGTGCTGTTGGTACTTCTATTAAAGCACAATACGGTGATGTTCCAGAAGAAGAAAGAAGAGATGCTGCTTTAACATTAACCCCTGGTGGTTATAAATCTATTGTTGATTATGCTAAGTATGATAGTGATACACGTAAGTGGGTTCCAGATAAGAAGGGTGATGCTGTTACTGCTCAAACTTCTGATCAAATAACTGCACAAGCGTTGGGTACTAGAACACTTAAGACAGCACGAGAAAAAGAAATCATTAGACAGCGCGATCTAGACATGAAGACACAGAACGTTCGGGTAACTAAACAAGTTAATATGCTTGCTAATGCTATTATCAAGGATGATACTGAATCATTTAAGAAAGCTTTAACTAAGATACATGAGCTTGGTTTAACTGATAAAGAACTTATGGGTATGATGAAGACTGAACTTAAGAATAGAAATATTCCTGAGTATATCCGTAAGAAGTATGGAACTGCTCTTGGTATGTCTTATGGTAAGATGAGAAATGTACAAGCTTATGAGGAATTAGAAAATGAGTAGGAAACTAGAAGACCTTAGACCTGATGTTCGAGAGAAAGCAGAGAAGTTTCTAGAGATTGCTAAGAGTATGGGAATTGATGTATTAGTTACTTGTACTTATAGAAGTAAAGAAGAACAAGCTATCTTGTATGCCCAGGGGAGAACATCTCCTGGGAAGATAGTTACTAATGCTCTTCCTGGTCAGAGTAAACATAACAATATGGAACCTGATGGACAATACCCAGCATCACTTGCTTTTGATATTGTTCCAATGATTGGAGGAAAACCACAATGGGATTCTTCTAATCCAGTATGGAAAGTATTAGGAGGGATAGGAAAATCTGTTGGACTTAATTGGGCAGGAGATTGGAAAAGATTTAAAGAATATCCTCATTTTGAGGTGAACAAATGAATTGGGCCGCATAAAGCGGCCCTTTTCTTTTTAAGCAAAGCAAATTAATATAGGATCATATAGAAATGTTGCTGACAAATAACAATCAAAGACCCATAATGTCAGCATAATCGTCTAGGTTATCTTCAAGATCAACGTCATTAGTCATACACATTTCATCATACATCAATACATCATCCAAGAAATCATCTAAAGATTCACTGTCCATCTTCTTGCTCTTCAATTGTAAGTGTTACATTCAAACCAGGTAATTCTTCATATTCCATAGTAATGGAACCAAGTCCCATCAATTCATACAGTTTTAAAACTGCATCTTTAAAGCTATACTCGTCGTTCAATTTGTTTTCCTTTTTCTATTATCTCTCGTATTGATCTTAAACAACTAACACAATACGATTTAGTGCTATCTAATTTACATTGTTTAGTACAAGGAGTTTTATTTTCTCCTAGTACAAAGGTATATTTAGGCACCGCATGTACCTCCCTTACCTGTAATAGAACACACATCATTCTCTTCAAATACAACACCCTTATGTTTAATAGCCTCAGAATAAGGTACTTCTGTTAATGGTTGACCTCCTCTACTTCCATCTGGATAGCATGTAAACCCACGTAATCGTGGAGCATAGTTTGCAAGTATGCTGGCAAACCGAGAAACATCAATTTCCGAATTATCCTTTGATCCCCACGAGGGGAGATTGATGGTACTTGAGATGGACATGTCAACGTAATCTTGTATGTCTGCTTGAAATTTAATTCGTTGTTCATAATTATGACTTAATTTATATGCTGTGTCAATAGTGTCACCATCTAAACCATACTCTTTAATGAGGGTATCGGCTGTACTATCTACAACATATTCGTATTTCCATTGGGTTCCACCCGTGAGGTATCTACGTTTGTAAGCGACTGCGAATAACGGTTCAATTCCTGTTGTAGTTCCAGCAAGGATGCCGATAGAACCAGTTGGAGCAATTGCTCTGTACGCCACGGGGCGGGAAATATATAATCTATCGCAGTGTTCATTTGCTGCTCGTTCTGATTCATCTCTATATACCTTTAACCATTCATGTAATTCAGGAGTTACTTCATATTGACTTCTTCTTTGTAGGAGCCATTCGTGAATTCCCATAAGACCCAACCCGAGTCTACGGTTTTTTTCTCGTACCTTATACACTTTATCATAAGGTAAATCTGCTCTAAGAGTCCCACAGACCAAAAACTTGGAAGCAATATTGACAATGTTTTTGAATTCTTCAATGTCTTTAATATTTCCGATATTGATGGAACCAAGATTACAGACATCACTGTCGTCTTCGGAGGTAACTTCAGTACATGCGTTTCGTAATGTTTCATTTTGTTTATCTCCAAAGTTAAAACTGAATCCAGGTTCTCCTGTTTTCATGGCTTGTCTTACATTTTCAAGAAACACTGGATTAGTAGGATCAAAACCCCAAGCATCGTCATAATTCACAGAGATATTAGTCATATCTAAGGTAGCTGGATGATTGAAGTTTTGTTCTTTAGCTTTTCTAGTTTCTTCAGACCAGTCTTTAGCTTTAAGGAATAATGGAATATCCTCATGTTGCCAATTAAGAGAAGCATAAATAGCACTACGTCTACTTCCACCTTGCATTACGTTACGACCTATCTCATTAACAGCCTGCATTAATGGAATAGGACCAGAGGCTACGCCACCAGTACGCTTTAGTGGACGGCCTGACGGCCGTAATATACTATAATCAACACCAATACCACCACCACTAGCAAGACAAGACATAGCACGATATACTACATTAGCCCATTCTTCTCTTGTATCTTCTTCCGCTCTGAGCAAGTAACAATTATTGTAAGCTTTAAATTCTCTACCAGCATAATAAAGATATCTACCACCTGGTATAAATTTCATCTCTTTAATATATTGGACTAATTGTTTTTGTTCATCAACACTAAGTAAAGGTCTTTCTGTTCCCCATCTAGTTCCACATACATCCTCAATAAGTCTTTCTGCTAATGCATCCCAAGTATCATTGTTACCTTGAGCATATTTAAGTCTGAAGATATTTGCTGCAAAACTATTTTTAAATCTATTAGTTTCCATTATGCTCCTATAAAATAACAATAACAACTAAGAATAGAATAATAAGCTTACTCATCAATATCAATTCCCATTGAATCGTATAGTTCTTCTTGTTCATCTTCAAACTCACAGATTAAATCTTCAAGCTTCTCTTCTATCTTATCTCCAAACATATTGATTATATCCTCTGAAGATATTTCCAGTATCTCCAGAAGATCAATCTCAGGTCTACGTAGTAATCGTTGAATTACATCATGATATGTCATACTCATTTTATAACTCTATTAAGTATGAGTCAATGATCTTATCATTTTTCCAATTTTTTATATAACCTTGACTAGATACATGCATTATTTTATAACACCGTTCTTTTTATCCCAACTACG